CATCTGAACATCCCCGTGCATATGAAGTCGCAGCTAATCTTATTAAGACATTAGTTGATGCTAACAAGGAATTAGCAGAACTAAAATTCAAAGAAGATAAGATATCCAACGAGAAGTTCGTGGATAATAGATCGATCAATAATTATACATTTGTGGGTAGTACTTCTGAGTTATTAAAACTTATGAAGAAAACTGACACTATAGAGCATGACGATGAGTGAGAATAGAACTTCTTACTACATGGGAAACCAGAGGTTAAAAAGAGCCAATGTTCCTGTAAATTTTACCAAGCAGCAAGTCAAAGAGTATGTAAGATGCTCTTCTGACATTGTATACTTTGTTAGAAAATATATCAAGATCGTTAACGTAGATAATGGTATCGTACCATTTGATCTATGGCCTTTCCAGGAAAGTATGATCAATACTTTCACAAATAATCGATTCTCTATTTGCAAACTTCCTCGTCAGGTTGGTAAAACTACTGTTACTGCTGCTACTATTCTTTGGTATATTCTATTTCATGAGAACTATTCAGTGGCGCTACTTGCTCATAAGAAAGCACAAGCTATTGAAATCTTAAGTAGAATTCAGCTTGCGTATGAAAACCTACCCAAGTGGATGCAGCAAGGTGTTGTTGAATGGAACAAGGGTAGTGTAGAACTTGAGAATGGATCCAAGATTCTAGCCGCCGCTACTTCATCATCAGCTATTCGTGGTGGTTCGTTTAACTTAATTTACTTGGACGAGTTTGCATTCGTACCTCCACATTTCCAGGGTGATTTTTTCGCATCAGTTTATCCTACTATTTCATCTGGTAATACCACAAAAGTAATCATCACCAGTACCCCCAAGGGACTGAACATGTTTTACAAGATGTGGACTGAAGCTGTAGATAGTAAGAACTCGTTTGTTCCGTTTGAAGTTCACTGGTCTGATGTGCCGGGTAGAGACGCTAAGTGGAAAGAAGAAACTATTCGCAACACTTCCGAACAACAGTTTCGAGAAGAATTTGAGTGCGAATTTATCGGCAGCTCCAATACTCTAATCAATCCCGGTAAACTATTGCAATTACCTGTTATCGCTCCACTAAAGTATACAGATGATTATGCCGTATATGAAGATCCTAGCGCACCAGAAAATAAAGATAAACTATACGTTCTAGTAGCTGATACTGCTAGAGGGGTGGGAAGAGATAGTTCAGCATTTGTAGTATATAATGTATCAGAACTGCCATACAAAGTAGTTGCGAGATATAAAAATAACGAAATATCTCCATTAATTTTTCCTAATATTATACATCAATTTGCCAAGATGTATAATGATGCTTATACATGTATTGAAGTCAACGATAATGGTCAGCAGGTAGCTGATATCCTCTATAGAGAATTAGAGTACGAAAATGTTGTTATGACTCAAATGAAAGGCAGACACGGTCAGGTTATTAGCGGTGGTTTTGCTAATAGACCTACACCGGGTGTCAGAACAACAGCTCAGCTCAAGAGAGTAGGCTGTACTAACTTTAAAACATTAGTCGAAGCAGATAAGATCATTTTAGGTGATGCTGAGATTCTAGACGAGCTTTATAGATTTGTTGAGACGGGAGACTCTTACGCAGCTGAAGAAGGTGCGCATGATGACCTTGCTATGTGTTGTGTTATTTTTGCATGGATGACTATGCAGCCATACTTTAGAGAATGGACTGACACAAACATCCGTGAAAAAATTCAACAAGACAACATGAAATTACTAGAAGAAGATCTACTACCGTTCGATATAGACATGGGTGTAAATTCTTTTGGTTATGAAGAAGTTCGAGAGTTGTCTGGAAGCTCGTTTGATAGATGGATGCTGTCTGAAAACGACTAGTTTATAAATAAGTGTAATTGTATCTTATAAGGAGCTTCACGATGGCGTTTCAAGTCAGCCCAGGTGTTAATGTATCAGAAATTGACCTTACTACGGTAGTACCCGCAGTATCCACCACAGAAGGTGCTATTGCTGGAGTATTTAGATGGGGTCCAGTAGATCAAAGGATTCTAGTTGAATCAGAAAACGAACTAGTAGCTCGCTTTGGAAAACCAAGTACCTTCAACGCTGAAACATTTTTTACAGCTGCCAACTTCTTGGCGTACGGCAATAAGCTCTATGTTGTTCGTGTAGCAAACACTCAACTATCTCCAAGTGCTTATGCAGGTACAAACTCGTCAGTACAAGTTGCAAACGTAGGCACTAATTCTGTAAAGAATAAAGAAGATTATGATAGCAGAACTAGTTTCGATGCAAATGCCATGTACATTGCCAAGTATCCAGGTGGTATTGGTAATACACTCCTTATTTCAGTATGCGACAGTCCTAACGCCTATTCTGTAAACTCTTTTGCGTCCTTTACTGCTGCAGGTGCTAATATTACCCCTGTTACGGTAACTTTTGTAGTTGGTTCAAATACAGCTAACTTAGTAGCTGCTAATACAGCTGAAGCTACAACAATTGCTGGTGTACTACCAAATAGATCTATTTTTAGAATTGGTAATTCAAGCATTGGATATCAAGATCTGCAAATTGATTCTACTACCGTATCTGCAGCCAATGTACAGATTTCATTTGGCACATCTTTCAGACTTGCAGTAAACGTCGTAGCTAACTCAACAACTGTAGCTAACTCTCTTGCGACAGGTGGCATTCAAGTAACTAGAAATTGGGAATTTTATAACAGTGTAGATGGAGCTCCTGGTACATCTGAATACACTAGTGAAAGAGGTGGCACAGGAGATGAATTGCATGTAGTAATTCTTGATCAGGACGGTACAGTTACTGGTGCACCTAATACAATTCTTGAAGTGTTTCCAAATCTATCTTTAGCTACAGATGCAAAGTCAGCTGATGGAAGTTCGATTTATTATAAAAATGTACTTAATGATCAATCAAATTGGGTTTGGTATGCTAATGATAGAACCGGTAGAACATCTAACACCGCTACTAACTTTACAGTACATGCTAATACCCTACCATACTCTCAGTCTTTCCGTCACGGTGAACTAACCGAAACAGAAGCAAACGTAGCTATTTCAGTAGAATTAGCTGGTTATGCTAAATTTACATCTGCTGAAGATGTTGATATTTCTTTGGTGCTATCTGGTAGAAACGCTAATGGAGCTGTTAAAGCAAACTGGATTATTGATAATATTTGCGAGAACAGAAAAGATTGTATTGCGTTCATCTCCCCACCACAGAGCGCGGTTGTAAATAACCTAGGTGAAATTACAACAGATCTAACTACATTCCGTAACTCAATTACTTCAACTTCATATGCAGTAATTGATTCTGGTTACAAATATATGTACGACAAGTACAACGACACGTACCGCTATGTACCTCTAAATGGTGATATTGCCGGTCTAGTAGTTCGTACAGATACAGTACGTGATCCGTGGTACTCTCCAGCTGGTTTCAATCGCGGCATTATCAAGAATACAGTAAAGCTAGCTTATAATCCAAGTAAGGCTGATCGTGATATTCTTTATAAAGCAGGCATCAACCCCGTAGTAACATTCCCTGGCCAGGGTACACTTCTATATGGAGATAAGACTGCTCTTGCTAAGCCATCAGCATTTGATCGCATTAACGTAAGACGTCTTTTCATTACTCTAGAGAAGGCCATTGCAACAGCTGCGAAGTATACACTCTTTGAATTCAACGACACATTTACAAGAGCACAGTTCCGTAATCTAGTAGAGCCTTTCCTACGCGACGTACAGGGCCGTAGAGGTATCTACGATTATAGAGTGGTCTGCGATGAATCAAACAATACAGCTGAAGTAATCGATCGTAACGAATTTGTTGGTGATATTTACATTAAGCCAGCAAAGAGTATTAACTTCATTCAGCTTAACTTTGTTGCTGTAAGAACTGGTGTTGAGTTTACTGAGATTGTTGGTAACTTCGGGTAATAAATAGTTATTAGAAAAGGTAAAGTACAATGGCATTTAATATCGAAGACATCAGATCGCAACTTACACTTGGTGGAGCGAGGCCTTCGCTCTTCCAAGTCACCATCACCAACCCTGTTAATGGTGTAGCAGATTTAAAGACACCGTTTATGGTTCGTGCAGCTGGAGTTCCTGCTTCTAATCTTGGTACTATTAGAGTAGGTTATTTCGGAAGAATCGTTAAGCTTGCTGGGGATAGAACATACGATCCTTGGGAAGTAACAGTAATTAACGACGAAGATTTCCTAGTTCGTAACGCTATAGAAGAATGGTCACATGCGATTAATTCAGCTCAGGGTAACCTACGTAGCCTAGGCTCTTCTTCTCCGCTACTATATAAGGCGACAGCAGAAGTAACTCAGTTCTCCAAGACTGGTGTACCTGTTCGCACATATAAGTTTAACGGTATTTACCCTTCAATCATCTCCTCTATGGAACTTGACTGGGCTAGAACTGATACTATACAGGACTTTAGAGTACGTTTTGAATATGATTACTGGGAAGTATCAGGAGGTGTCACTGGTAACGCCGGTGGTATCTAATCCTAGTTTACTTTCTTAGATTATTTGGAGTGAAAAAAATTGGCCCGTTTATTTGGATTTGAAATCAAAAGACAGAGACCAGGCGAATCAGAGGCGCAGTCATTTGCGCCTCCTATCGACGAAGATGGTGGTGTAGTACTTACCCCTGGTGGTTTCTTCGGGTCATATGTTGATCTTGACAACGCAGCTAAAAACGAAACTGATCTAGTAACTCGCTACCGTGATCTCGCTCAGCAATCTGAGATTGAGATGGCGGTAGATGAGATTACTAATGAGGCTATCTGCGCCACTCCAGAAAATCATATTGTTGGTATTATTTTAT